TACATATGTGTTTGAATTAAATAATAATATTGTTACTGACCCAACATAAAGGCTTGCTGACCCGATGTTGTTACAGACAATAAATCCTGCGGAGTTTGCCGATATACCACCCCCACTGTTAGTTTGTCCTGTATAACCGCTTGTTGTTACTGAGCCTGAACCAATTTGAACTAAATAGTTAGAAGTTCCACTAGTAGAAACACCGCTAAACATTACAGTAATACGCTTAACCCAACTAGGAATACTAGTAAAGTCAATGCTTGTACCTGATGTAGAGGCTACGGCAGTTCCGCTAGTAAGTAAAGAAGCCGTTGGGGTATAAGCAGTAACACTAAGACTAGCAATTGTAGTAACCCCAGAAGTTACGCTTACTTTGCTTGTGCCATTGCTCTGAAAGTCTAAGTTACCAGATGTATCCGAGGTTAATATAACCCCAGAGGATGTTGATGCGTTTATAGTTGCTGTCATAGTTATTTACTCGTAAAGAATGTTAAGTGAACCACTATCAAAAGTGTCTGTACCGTTGACTGTAGTAATTCTGACGGCTGTAAGTGCCGCCGCAAGAGCAATAGAGCCACCTGTCAACATTATAAATATAATTGAAGTTCCTCCTAGATTGCCTGATGCAACCCATGTATTTCCAGTTATATTTGTAATAGTTATGTTTCCACTAAGTAACTATACCTGAACCACTTAATATTGCACCGCCGCCCGAATATCCAGTTGTTGTATATGTTGGAGTAGCACCAGTCCCTAATTGAATAAGAGTGCTTGATGTACCGCTAACAGAAACTTGGTTAAATATAATGGTTATACGCTTTACCCAGCTAGGAATGTTTAAAAAATCTAAACCTACAATAGTTATTGCAGTTGACGTAACTGTTTGAGAGACGTTAACTGTATAAGTTCCAACACCGCCTGTTCCTGTACCTAAAGCTGTAATTGTTGTACCTGCCGTAACACCTGTACCTGCTATAACTTGACCTACGGCAATAGTTCCTGAAGCAACAGCAGTAACAGTCATTGTTGTAGTGCTAATAGAAGCAGTAAAGGCTGTAGTTGCAGTAGAAACTGAAGTGCCGCTAGTTAAAACGCCTACCCCAGCTGGTGTACCACCAAAAGTAGGGCTGGTTAATGTTTTATTAGTAAGCGTTTGTGTAGCAGTATCTACCACCATATTACCAGTATTAGCTGGCAAAGTAATAGTATTTGTGCCTGCAACAGCAAGGGCCGCTAGTGTAATAGCACCTGATGTATCGCCTGAGATTACAACTGAACTCATAATTTTTCCTTAAAGAATTACCCAGCGTTGACCCGCTGGTACTATGACCGATACACCTGGGTTAAAAGTAATGGGTCCAACAGACTCAGCATTATATCCTGTAGTAAGTGTATATGAAGTAGTAACCGTAGTTTGATTTTGTACAAAAACTTGGTCTACGCCCCCACCTGTTGCACCACCCCCGCCAATAACTGCATATGTACCATATGTATATGAACCCACAACCGTAGCATTAGTTGCTGGGGTTGAAAGCATTGTGTACTGAAATGTCGTTGAATTTATGACGTTTACTGCAAAAGTACCGTTATAAGCAGCTGGAGTACAGCCCGTCATTACGATAGCTTGACCAGTAGTTAGCCCGTGATTAGATAATGTCGTGGCTGTTGCAGTTGTAGTTACAAAAGTAATAGTGCTAACTGTTGAACCAGGATACCCAGTGTTAAAACCTTCATATCTAGAAAGCGTAGTGTTATAACGAATCTTACCTACAGCACCTGTCGGCTGCTGGGCGGTTGTGCCTACTGGTACTTTAATTGCGCCAGTAGAATTAAAGGAAGTATCCGCCGCAAAAGAAGCTGCGCCAGTCACGCTTAAAGTACCACTAACTGTTAACGTATTTAAAGCGCTAACTACGTCTACTACGTTTAAACCTGTATTAAATACAAACATTGAAGTACCAGCTGGAACTGTAATTCCCGTGCCAGTAGATGTGTATGAACCTACAACCGTAGCATTAGTTGCTGGGGTTGAAAGCATTGTGTACTGAAATGTTGTTAAACCCGTAACGGTTACTACAAAAGTGCCATTGTAAGCAGCTGGAGTATTGCCAGTCATTACGATAGTTTGACCAGTAATTAATCCGTGGCTAGAGCTTGTTGTAGCTGTTGCTGTTGTGGCTACGAAAGTAATTGTATTAACTGTTGCCCCGCTATAAGTAGTATTTCTAATAGTCTTAGCGCCAGTAGTATTGTTGTTTACTAGGTATAACTTTTCAATTTGACAGCCAGAACCAAGAATTAGATTGCCTACATAGCCAACACCTGTGCTAGATTCTGTTAAATCTAAACGCAAATTACGGGCAGTTTGAGCGGTATTAGTATTAGTTAAAGTAACAGTAACGTCTGCCGCAGTAGCAAAATCCACACCAGCAGAACCTGTAATAGCTTCAGAAAGGGCAAACTCTAAATTACTGTTTGTGGTGGCACCCCAGGTTCCAGACTGATCGCCTGTAGCCATAAGTTCTATTTTTAACGGTGAGTACGTTGATGCCATATATTTCCTATGCCTGAGTATTGTTAATTACTACCCAATTTGGGGTTTGGTTATTCCCAATATTTTGCCATGTGACTGATTGGCTATTATTAGCAGCATTCCAGGTAATTGTTTGATTATCATTTATTATAAACCATCCGATGTAACTAGCAAAGTCCAACATAGTAATTGGCTCTGAAACTGTAGCAAACATACCTTTAATAGCGCCTTCTGAATCCGCAAGACTAACGTTTTCAGTAATGTTTGCTAAAGCCCCGTAAATCCTACTAGCTGTATCTGCTAGAACAATGCCCTCTGAAATAACGCCCTTAAAGTCTACAACTACAACGTAAGAATCGGTTACTACGGACATTGCTTCAGTTATAGAACTAATAGTCCCACGAATACCCACATTTGAATCCGCTAAAGTCATAATTTCTGTAATTGAGTCAATATAGGCAACCGAAGAACTACCTAATGTAGCAAAAGGCGATTGTGCAAATGCAGCATATCCAAACATTAGAGCACCACCCAACGACCACCAGAAGGCACGGTTACAGACACTCCAGAGCCAAGAGTTATAGGTCCAGCCGATGTAGCAGCATAGCCAGATGGTATAGAGTAGCTAGTACCTACAGTTTGATTGTTAATTAATAGCCCATTAGAAGCCCCAATTTGAGGGGCGTAAGCTGTATTTAAAGTATCTTGATTAACAGAACGACCTGCTGGATAAGTGACAAATACGTTAACTGTGCCAACAAAAGTAACCGCTAAACCAGAGTTAGATGACGCATAAATAGTAGTTCTAGTAAGGGTTGGGCCTGTGGTTGAGTATGTGCCTAGCCCAACCTCGTAGTTTCCAGATTGGTCAAATGCACTGTAGTAGGTTGTATTAGTGTTGCCAACACCCGCAGTAAACGACTGAAATCCAGTCACAGATCCGCTTAAAGTAAAGCTAACCGTGGTATTAGCCGTACCTGTTTGTTGTACTCTATCTGCTAGAACAAGAGCCATCTAGCTCTCCTTATGAAGTAGCAGTTGTTGTATACGTAACGCTCAGAGTATCTGTTGCAGCTACTGTCTTACTACCACCAGTAAAATTACCAGCAGAATACAAAACACCCGTAGTTGTATCTTTAGTAGAAGTAGCAGAAGCACCGCCGTTAATAAAGCAACCGTTAACGGTTCCGCTGCCAGTAAAGGTAAATACCAAGGCGGCAGCTGTTTTTGAAGTTACGTTAGATGGTGTTAACCCCGTAGAGGTAGCTGCCGTCCATGATGGAGATTGACGGTTTCCTGAGTACGCTGGAGCGTTAGTACCACCTACTTCTGTCCAAGCATGGGAAGCCATAGTGTCGGCTGCAGCATAAGTGGCTGTGCCACCACAAAGACCTAAGTAATTAGCGCCAGAAGCCGTACCACCAGCAGTGCCAGTAGCACCAAAGTAGAAATCAAATAAAGACTGTTTACCCTCGGCAGTTACTAGATTTGGGGCATCATCTTCCCATTTAATGTTGCCCTGAGCATCACGGCATACGGCATGGTATGTACCTTGGATACCTACGGTTTCATTAGTATCAGAGTGTTTACCTAAAGATGCGCTAGATATATCGCCAAAATTTGTTTTTTCAATATTGCTCATAATTATCCCTAGCTAAATCTAATGATGGCTGAAGTAGCATCAGCCGTTGGAAATGTAATTGTAAAAGTACCAGTAGTTGTCTTATCGTTACCAAAATCAAGTACCGTTTCGCCCCCTGCCGTATAACCCGTACCGCTGATTTCATTAGAAGTCGTGTATGCAGTCGTTGAATATGATAGGTCCGCAGAAGCCGTATATAGGGCAATTTTATAAACATAAGAAGTTCCAGCGGCGAAGTTTTCCAACCCACTTAGGCAGTTTTGTTTAAATACTGTGCATTGTCCTTGTTGGATTGTCATGCGACCACGTTCCCTCTAAGGTTAGCATTGAGTTTAGTTTGGCCATCACGGTACGCATCACCACGCTCAAGACCATCACCCAACCGTTTAAGGAGCCCCATTGCCTCGTCATAGCGCTGTTTATAGACGCCCATAATATCTGGATCTGATTTCATAAAAGTGCCCGCTTCTAACAAGGAACCATATAAAAGCACGGACTCAAAGTTATCACCTAACCAAGTAGTACCAGTAGTAACAATTGATTCTGGGTAAAAGAAATAGTGCAGTTCTACTGCATAGGAAGCGTCAGGCGTTGGACCTACAATAAAACTTAGTTCGTTTGTAAGTGTGTATTGCGGACCAAATAGGGCGTAGTAGGCTGGCGTTCCTGTATCAGTCGGCGTCGGATAGGCTTGGCGAATAAAGTTTACGTCTTTGTTTAACAAGTATGTATAACTGCCATCCGTAGGGCTAATAACCGCCATAGAATAACTAGAAAGATAGTCTAGTGGGGCTGATAAATACTTATTCCCCGAAGTAAAAGTGCCTGTTACGTTTTTACGTAGTGAGGGTAGCTGAACCGTATTGTATATACGCTGCTCTGCATTTTGAACAAAGACAGGAATATTATCTTCAAAACCCCCAGTAGAGGTGTCGTAGTTTTCAGCGTAGGCTTCAATAGCCGCAACAAGTTCAGTATAGTTCATTTGGGTTTACCCTACTAGGCCATTGGCCCACGAGATGTAAAGCCTTTAGTAGCGGCGCCAGAACCACGTTGTTTCATGCCGTTTGTCTTTACGTCATCACGATTTGGATTGCCAGCGCTAACACGCGTAGTACCAGTGCTTGGGGTAACTTCATTAGCAGACAATGTATTTGGATCGCGCATTACTTTGCTTGGTTCTTTAGGGTTTATAGCTTTACCTTGCATATCATGTGGTTTGGCATAAACCTCAGCATTTCCTACTTCTTTACCCATTACTTTTTTAGAAAATTTAACCATTATCGACCTCTGCCAGCTTTCTTCTGGTTTGCTACACGAGCCAAGTTACGACCCATTTCCTTCATAGCCATAGAGCTAACGCCCATTTTCTTGGTGCCGCCTTTTAAATTAGCAACTGTTGGGCCTGAATTACCCAAGTTTTTACCTTCAGTTTTACCCTTGCTAACCACGCCATCTGCATCTTTTTTAAACATTTTTTACTCCTAAGTTGATATTGTTACTGTACCTACCTGCCCTAGTGCTACTAAGTAATTAGGCGTTAAAATCGCATCAAAACTATTTGCCCCACCCACCGGCGCCCAACCCCACTGAAATATTCTACTACCTCCAGATATGTTACCTAACTCGTCCAAGCCAGAAGCAAAGTAACTTGTATCAGGTCGTGGTTCCCGTACAGCTTGTGGGTCGCTAATCGGGTACATACCTAACTGCAACTGCGGCTGGTCGGGATCCCAACATGTGGGGCATACCTTAATATTATATATCTTTGTCTTAAGTACTTGTTTCTTTAGTTCTTTTAACTTATAGCGTTGTCCGCACCTATCGCACTCGGCAATTGCATGTTTACCTGACGCATACTTTTCTGGCATTATATATATTTCCCTTTAGTATGCCCTTTTTGCGCTATCCCGTCCCCACGTTTTGAAGCGCTTGTTCTTTTAGAAGTTACTTTTCCACCTTTTTTAAATGGTGCCTCTCCTAAATCAACACGAACTGGGCGCCCATCCGCACCAATAAAAGCGTTACCAACCCTACTTGGTAGTGACTTAACGCCTCCAGCACTGGGTCTAAAGCTATCTACTGCCAATTTACCTACTTTTTCAAGGGTACTTAACCCTTCATAATCTTTAGTGCGGGGTATTCCAGGAACTTGTTTAGCTAAATCATCTTTAAAATCATAATTATCCGTAGCAACTAGGCGGCCTTCGGGGGTTTTTTCGTACTTAAACCTACCAAGCGTATTTCGCATTGCGGCACTACGACCAATATTAGCATCTTGCCTTGCTTCATTTAAACCTTTACCGTAGTCTTTGTAATCTACAGTTGGGTCATAGTGTTGACGAGCTAATTTATCACCTTCTTCTTTAATAAACCTTTTACCGGTCTGTCTTTCCCGAGATTTAACAACCGCATCTCTAGCCTGTTTAAGCTCATCTTCTGTAAAATCTTTTTCTGTAATTGGATCTCGTTTACCCTTTACAGTTTCAACAAACGTGCGTACTTGGGCAGGGACAATCTTTTTTACTAGACTGCCGTCTTCGCCGCTAAATTTACGAGTACGCTTTTTAGCCATGATTATCTTAATAAAACAACTGTCTTGGTACGTATCTATCTGAAGCTTTATCTCTATCCTCTTGTGAAGCCAATAGCCATTGTTGTTCGTATTCAGACTTTAAAAACAACACCCTTTCGGGGGCAACTTCTGGTTTCTTAGCTGCAATCATAAACGCCAAACCAGCCACCAAACACGTAATAAAACGGAAAGGAATGTCTTGTACATTTACACCGCTACCAGCATCTTGCATACGACGTAGTCGCCAGTAAACAAAAGTATAGGGGCCACCACCATCACCTGTAGGCCATACGTTAATATTAGGCAGGTTCTGAATGGATACCGCTGCGCCAGTTGTATGAGCCGCTGCAGTTGTGTATGCTTGACCACGGAAGCAGTTGAGCAGTTGGTTTCCGGATACGTTTTGATAGATAATTACCTCAGAGTCAATCTTAATAAACCCTGTTGTAGATAAACCAACTGTAGAACTAAGCGTAATAGTGGTGTCGGTGGCGGTAATCGTTCCGTTTAGCGTAACGCTAGAGGCATTAGTTTGGCCTGATTGACGGTTAATCCAGACCTGAATAGGGCGACCGTTTGCATTCTTAGTTGGTATTGTTGAATAGGTAGACTCAGAAATACGGCTGATATTAATATCAACTTGGTTTTGGTCGGTACCAGTACGAATAACGTGGTCTAGCAAATCAATAGTATCATTAGGCAAAGCGTAAATAGCCTGCCCAGTATTAATAGTAATTTGGCCTTGCTCAATAGTCCATAAGTTAATACCACGGTTAGCCCACTCAATAGTTAGCAAGTTTAAAGAACGACGGGCAGTGCGCATATCATAACCCGAGCGTAGCTCTAGACCGGCACGTTCATATGCCTCCTCAATTAACTCTGAGAGGTCTAGATTAAAAGTAGCTAAGCCTGAGGTATTTGCCATTATTTAATTTTTCTGTACGGTTTTACTTTTGCTTTTACTTTTGCTGGCTGGGGCACGAACTGTTTTCCCTGCGCTTTCCCCGCTCGTTTTGCTTTTGTTGTTGCTGCGTACTCCTGCGGGCTTAGCGACTCTATTGCTTTTTTTGGCAGGTACCGCTCGCCTGTTTCGGACGACTTCTTCCCCGACTTGGTCGTCCACTTCTGGTCGCCCCAAGCCTTGAGGCTGCGCTGTGATTTTGCTAATGACATTAAGTAATCTCCAGAACCATTTAATCACGATAACCACCACCGGCAGCTTTGTAGCGTTTAGCCATTACTTGTGCTTTACGGGCTGACCATTGACCTGCGCCAGTACCTACAATTGCAGCGGCTTTAACGCTGTTAAAAATTCGTTTACGTAACTCAGGCTTAGTGTAGTTGCCTGCTTCATTTACTTTTGACTTGGTTTTACCACCTTCAGCATACGATGCAGTCTTGGCTGCATTAGCAAAGTCACCCTTCTTAGGAGCACCTTTAGCGCCAGCACTACGCATCTTTTCGCCTGAACCCGAAGCTATTCGTTTTTTCTTTGCAGCGATATTGGCATACAAACCCCC